TAGGTCACTGGACCCCACGACGGAGTGTTGCTGTCGATCTTCAAAGCTTTCGTCTTCAAACCAGCGATAGCGGGTCCAGGGCCGGTCGTGGGATTAATCGTGATCGGCGGCAGGTTCGTGTCGCCAGCGTTGGGTGGTGGAGGTGCCTGTTTCTCGGGTGGCGGAATTACTTTATCCAGAAGCTTGATCAACTGGTAAATAATGTAAGCGAATGCCGCCAGGACGATGACGAAGAAGATGACCGGCGCGAGGAGCTTGCCGTGAGGCTGTTCCGGCTGCGCATCGGCCGGCCCGAGGTCGGTGGGCGCCTGCGCGATGTTGGTCACCTGGTCGACCGGAACGGGTTGGTGATTGGCGAATTGCCAGTAGTTGGTGGGATTAATCCAAGCAGCGTTGGTGTGCGGAGCAGCGAAATAAGCGATGAAGAATATCGTCACCGCCCAGACAGAGGTTTTCATTTCATTTGTGAGTTATGGGTTTAATGAGTGCAGTGGTTGCGATCAAATAGGCCGCGCTGGCGATGGCGATGCCGCCAAACGTCGCGGGTTCGAGATGAGTGACGCGGGTGTTGATGACCATTAGTGCCACGCCCAGGAGCACCCAGGCAAGCATCAGGAGTGAGAATTTCCAGTAGATAATTTTCATAGACTTCCTTTGGCTCGATACCACCAATGCGGCAAGTGCTTCACCACAGTGAATGGAGTGTTAAAGTTAGTACCGTTGCAGAAGAAAAACCAGTCGACCATGTTCGACGACTGCTCGATCACCCAGGTGTAATTCGTCAGCACAAGATTGGTGTCGTAGCGCAGTGGATAATAGATGTTGGTGAAATCCACGTGCGGAGCGTGATTGGTGGACGCCGACTTGGTCATCAGCATGTCGGCGCGCCCCGACGGTTGCTTGTGCCTGATGGGAATCGGGATCGGAACCGGTGGTGGCTGGATGTTGGTGACTGCGAGAATCATAATGAGAAGTGCGCGCATTAATTCTGCTGTTGCTGCAGTTTTGCGTTGAGACGTTTGGCGACCGACACTGCAAGTTGATTCATGAGTTCGGTGGCAATCTCGTTGTTGATTGCCTTTATTTTAGCTGTGGCGTTCTTCATTCCAGAGCCTTTCGTTGAAAGCATCATCCCGACGGTGATTCCCGCTCCGCAGAAGAACGCCTGACGCAGGCGCTCGAGTTGATCGGTAGTGAGTGTGACCTTGTCGTTGACCAGGCTCTGCACGTATTCCTGCCAGCCTTCCTCGAGCGTGTCGAAATATTTAAATGCGCTCAATGGATCTCTCCTGTGGTTTTTTGGTGATGCAATCGGCGAGCTTTTCCCGAATCCAGGCCTCGGCACCCTTCTTGGATGACGCAATGCCTGCTTCCTGCACAAGCTCGGCGAGCTTCGCGTTGCCGATGCCGACTGCAGTCCACAGTCTGTCCCCCTTGATCAGTGTGTTCAGGAACTTCAGCGCCTTCGATGGATTGGTGATTGGCCAGTTGAATTTCTCATCCGCGAACTGCAGGCCGCGCTCGGCCAACTGCAACGGGTCCAATTGTTTGATGCGCCCCTTGCACGCGTCCTCGATGTTGTGGCGCGCGGTCGTGCTTTCCCAAACTTTTATGCAATCGTCCAGAGACAAATTGGCCACGAGCTGCTTTGCGATCGCGGGCGTGATGTTGGCATCCTCCCGGTGGTCCGCTGCTATGAACGAGGGAAGGGTAGCGAACGCCGCGGCCTCGGGACAAACGGTGCACGCGTTACAGTGGCGGCAGTATGCGCCAGACCGGCGAACGGGATTGCGCTTCTGTTCCCACAACACCTGGTCGATGCCCCACTTGGCCCGCTCAATGTCCTCCGCTCCGTAATCGACGACGTCCTTCACGCCGAACATGGCTTTCAGGAAGGCGAATCGCACGTGGTTCAAGTCGAACTCGTCCGAGGTCAGGGCAACCAGTACTCGAGCCTGCCAATTCCACTCGGCCGCAACCAGGGACCGGCACCAGAGACTCTTGAAGTCGATGGCGAGCCCGTACGGTTTGGAAACGTAAACGCGATCGGGCTGACCACTGAGCGCCAGATTGCCGTGGCGGTCGTGATACCAGTACCGTTCTTCGCGCTTCATTTCCTTGATGGCCGGTGACATCTGACCTTTGGCCTCGAGGAACGTGCGCCAGGCAAACACAGTCTGGTCGGCGAGCTTCACACCGCGTTCATAGATCTCGGTGTCCTCGGTGTCGAGCTTGCTCGGGTCGTCCTTTTCCCATGCGGCATGCAGCCGTGTCCCGCGTTCCGCATCTTCGTCGCGGATTTCGACCAGTTTCAATTCGGCAACTTCCCGCAGCAACTCGTTGCGCCCGGGACAGAGTGCGTCCAGGGCGAACGAGGATGCCGACGGCAGGCCAAGGCGTGGATCTTCGGTCACGGTTTCACCTCCTTCACAAAGCGTTCAAGCTCTTTGTTGATTAAGTCCACCCGCGCCACATCTTTCTCAGTGGGCTCTGCTCCCTCGTCCAGAATACTCATGATCGATGCGAAGAGATGCTGTGCCCCAAAGTAGTAAGCCTTGCGCATCTCTTCCCTTTGAAGATCACTTGCCTCAGGATTCATTGCCAAAACCAAAAATGCCTGCCAACCGCTCTCAATGACCAACCCACGGTCGGCGAATTCTTTGGTGACTTTGTCGACAAGCTCGCGAACTTCCACTGGATTGGGTTTGCTCATGCCGCACCTGCTCTCTTTTCGGCGAGCTTCTTTTTAAGCTGCGCCCCGAGCTCCGGGGTTGCCTGCCACGCGTTGATGACCGCCTGCAGCTTACGCTCGGCAATCTCGATGACCTTCTGGTCGGGCTTCTTCCAGTTGAATTTGACCAGATAATCGTTGACCTCGTCCACAGTTATCCCTGCGGTCACGCCAATCTGGACCAATGTCTCAGCAAGGCGTTTAACGCGCTGCTCGTCGGTTTCCGGGGCCGCAGACGCTGCCGGGGCTGTTGGAGCGGGTGTCGGTGCCGCGGTGGCTGCAGGGGCGGGTTCCGCAGCAGGAACCGTGGCTGCAGGCTCTGGTTGCACGGGCTGTACGGGCGCTGTAGTACTCTCAGGCTTGACAACCTCGGGCATGGGCTCTTCGACCATCGTGGGCCTGGTTCGCTTCTTAGGCTCTGGCTTTTGCTCCGGGGCCGGCACGACGGTAGGAACCGTCTCATTGGTCTTGCGCAGCATATCCATGCCGTCGTGGGTGAACTGTGGCTTCTTCTCAGTGATCGGACTGCCATCGTGTTCGTGGACCTCTTCCCGCATGAGCATGCCGCCGACCTGGGACGGGAAAGTGTCGCGCACCGCATGAGCTTCGGCGACCTTGCAAATCATTCCGGCCTCGTCCTTGAGCCAGACACCGAAGTTCTTCTTGTAGGTCGACAGCTTCACCTTGGACCGTTTCGGATGCAGTTGGTCGGTGCGGTAAACGACCGCCCAACCGCCCAGCACTTGGTCGCCAGGGTGATCGAAGTCGCCCACCCGTTCCACGAGGTTCTTATCCTTATCGAGCACGATGATGCCGCTATCCATCCCATCGTACTTCGGATGCAACTCGGCGCGCTTCAGGAATGCGTTGTGCGAGGTGATCAAACTCCACAGTGGACGGTTCGACTGCGAATCCCAGAACGGGATCATGTAGGCATCGCCCTCGTACGGGTTCAACCGGCGGGCTTTGCACAGCGCGATGAACTTGAAGCACTGCTCGTCTGGTGGTTCGATGTGCTTCTTCGATTCCCGATCCCAGAACGGCACGGCAACGTAATCGCGGATGAGCTTGACGCTCAGCGGGATGGTGTAGCCCTCGTCCGCTCCGTAGGGTTCAATCCAGCTCAGGGACTTGACGTCCTTCTCGAGCAGAATCTCGAACTCGGTCTTTTTGGGTTTAACGGCCGCAGTGGTTTGCGGCGATGGTGCAGTTTGAATTGGTGCAGTCATGATTCGGTTTCGGTTTGTTGTTGATGTAACGCTTCAGCCACGTGCCCCGCATCGCAATTGCAATCGGTGCAGACTCTGGCCATTAATTGTTCGGTGGAAATGTCGGGTTCATCTTCATCCCAGCGCTCCCAGCAGGCGACGATTGCTTTTTGTCGGTCGGTCATAAATTAAATCAGTCTGCGGCAGTGCCGACTGCCCCTATGGTTAAGACCCGGGACACAAGCGCTCGCTGGCGATGGGTTCCGGAATGCTGGCCTTGCGAGGGTCTGCAGTTGGCCACAGGTCGATCTACGCGGTTATCCAGATTGCTCTGAAGCCACTTCACAGACTGACAAAGATCGCAGTTCATCCGTTTGGCAATCGTGTGATTGTGAAGGATCCGTTTTGAGTTTTGCGCGTGGCGATGCGCCGGCCCGCGGCAGAAGCAGCCTGCAACGCAACCTTGCGCTCGCTCTCTGTCAGCGTGAGCACAATGGACTGGCCGGTTCGCATCTGGCGAATTCGGTCGCCCAGGCTCGCCATCGTTTCAGGTGGTCGCGCAAAGAATGCCTTGCGCCCGTTCTTAATGTGTTTGGATGTCTTGCTCATAAATTACCAAATCTCAAATGACCCGCCGCATTCGCGCAGGAAAGCTACAAACTCGAGCATGTGCTCCCTATCGGTGCAGTGCGCGGGCATGCCGCCGGTTTCACCTTCCTTAAGGAATTTTCCCTGCTCGTTCACGCGGCAGACGCTGCCCGCAAATTCGACGTAGAACTTCTCGAGCTTGGTGGTGTTCAACCGCTCCTCGATCGCATCGGCGAGTAAGTTGCACGCAGTCTGCGAGTGCAGGCCGCAGCCATCGTTGTAGCCCCAACCGTGAAGGTCGAGTCCCAGCGACTTCTCGGTGTTGAGCTCTTCGCAGAGCGCGTGAATTGGTCGCCACGACCAGCAACTGGCGCGAAAGTCTTCGCCGCTCATTCCAATTAGATCCATTCCCATAGGTTTTTATTTTTGCCTGCGTTGTAGTTCCGAAATCATTGCGTCGGCGTAGATGAAACGCCTTTGCACTTCAGCCCATTGAAGATTGATTGCTCGCACGTTGTGCTTGGCCTGGTTCCAGGCCTGCATCCTTCTGCACGCCTCACTGCCATCGCAGTCACTATCCGCCTTGCATCCTTCGCAGAACGCCGCGCCCACGGGCTCTGGTGGCAGTTCGAGCTGTTCGAGCTTATAGGTGCCAATCGGAAAATTGTCTGGCGCATGCGCGGCGAGGTAAGTGTGTATCGTGAGCTTGAACTCCTGCCGGATGGCCTCGAGCTGTTCCTTTGTGAGTTTGGTGGTCATTTAATCCGCGCAAGGATCTCTCTGCCGGTTTTGGAGTTGATGGGCACTTCAGTGTAGCCCCAGTCCCTTACTAATCGTTGCATCGTGAAAAGGTCGTTGCCTGGTGCGGCGGGATCTCCGCGATAGTTGTACGCCCGCACCATTGGATTGTCGGTTGTCCTCGACAAGGTCACGGGCTGATAGGGAACTATGATGCAGAATTTCATCCGCAGGGTTTCATTACGCGCACGAATCGTTGGGTGGCCTGCAATAGCCCGCTTATATCGTCTGGGATCTCCATCAGCGTTTTGATGGTGATCACCTGCAGCTTCAGGTTGGCATCGAACTCGAGGATCTCGCCGCACTTCATGCAAATCGATGGATCCCCTGGTCGCGGCGGTCTTTGCTTCGGACCCGGACCCATCGACACCGCACTTGCTTCACCGTAATTGCAGGTCGGGCATCCCGTGTTGATGCGCTTGGCGTTTAGAAATGGGTCGCTCATCCCAGCGCCTCAAGATCTTTATGTGCGGCCGCAAGGTCAACGCGCAGGTCGTGCAAATACATTTTCAGAACCGATTTGTCGACGACGTACGGGCTGTGATTGATTTCAGCCTTGCACTCTTGCACTTGCATCATGATGAGCGCGATCTCCCTGAATAGTCTGCGCTGACGTTGGACACGATCTTGTTGGCCACGATCTGCGCTGCGGGTGCCAGGCCTGCGGGAAGTGCCACGCACGGTTCGCCCGCTCCGGGATTGCTTGGTGAATTTTGGTTTCATTGGCCCCGATCTTACTCCCCAGGCGCCAGGCGGTCAATGGATTTTTTCCAGAAAAATTCTCTTGCAACCCGCGGTCGCTTGTGATTTAATCCCCTCGTGATCGCAGTGTTTATTTTCCCCCTTGCCCTGTGCGCTTTTGCCGTTTCAGATTCCGGCATGCGATCACCATGGGGCAAGGGTTTCATTAACCAAAAGCATGAAACAAAAAATCCATAAGACCTTAACGCTCGAGGTCATTTTAGACGCAGTCGAGCGTCGTAATCGTACCTTAGACAATCCCGCATTTTGCATTGCGTGCGGGCTCGAAAATAACGGCGAGCCTGATATGCGCAAGGGCGCGTGCGAGGGATGCGGAGAAAAGCAAGTTTACGGAGCGGAAGAGCTCTTACAGGAGGTCGGTGGAATATGAGCGCTGATTCTGAGCATGCATTCCACCAAAAGCACCTTGCCCAATTACTGAACAAAAAAGTGATCGGGCTCTGCGTGGACAATCAATCCTTTGACGATCAGGCTGTTTATGGCTTGCGCTTTTCCGGAGGGTTGATCGCTTGGATTCAATGTGATCCCGAGGGCAATGGTCCCGGGTTCCTGAGCATAGAAAAGGAGGGCAAGTGAAACCCGCCAAGCTCAAATTCGGCCGCGCAAATGCCAAACTGCGCAAATGGTGGAAGAAGTACCACCTTGCAACCTTTAGCCTGCCTGCAGGGTTCACCTGCCCAGGCGCACGCGATTGTCTGGCGCGAGTCGGCCGACACACTGGCAAGTTGACTGATGGCAAGCATACGCAATTCCGATGTTACGCGGCCACTGCAGAGGCACTATTTCCCAACATTAGGCAAGGGCGCTGGGCGAATTTGGAAAAACTGCAGGCCTGCAAATCGCCCGTGGCCATGGCCAATCTGATCGTCCGTTCCCTGCCCAAAAAAGCAAAGCTAGTGCGGATCCATCAGAGTGGCGATTTTTTCAGCCAATCGTATTTCGACGCGTGGCTGATCGTGGCCTCAATTCTGAGGCCTCAAATAACCTTTTACGGTTACACAAAGGCGCTGCCCTTTTGGATTGCGCGACTGGATTCAATCCCTCGCAATCTTAAGTTAGTTGCATCACGCGGTGGCAAGTTTGATCACCTGATCCCCGTGCACAATCTGCGCTCTGCGCTGGTGGTTTACACTGAGCTCGCCGCGCAGTCTGCACGATTGCAGATCGATCACGATGACAGTCTGCTATTCGACAGCGATCGCGACTTTGCGATCTTACTGCACGGGACCCAACCTGCAGGATCAATCGCGTCGGAAGCTTGGCAGGAAATTAAAACGAACGGATCCGGCGGTTACAAGTCGGATTATTTCGCGCACTATGCAAAGGCAGGTGGGCGATGAAATGCACCTTGACCGTCGAAATTACCGTCGAAATTCATCCAGACGTGGACCCGCACGAGGTCACCTTCCGCGGGATCGAGAATGCCGTGCCTCAGGCTAACGGCGAAGACGTCGGCGCTGTCATCAGCTATACAACTCAGGAATACTTCGAGTGAATATGAGCTTCAAAGTATTGTCACCTGATGGCCTGCCAATTGCGGCCTGCACCTACCCGAGCTCAGAGGCCGCACAATCGGCGATCAGGCGCTGGGTAAAGCGCTTTGAACCGCAAGGGTATTATGCCACCGCATCGGGGATCCGGATCCCGATCGATCTGATTCATGCAAACTGCAGGATTGAACCCGTCGCGCCGTTCCAAGCGCTCATAAGAACGGAGGTCAAATGACACGCTTAAAGACACCCATTGTGCGAGCGCTGATCGTGCCACTTGATGGTACTTTCTGCGCTGATCGCAATCGGGCGCTTGCGGTGCGTCTCGTGCCAGGAACACAAGATCAGGGCATTGCCGATATGCTGGAGATCTGGCCAAAAGGCACGCGCCGAGTCGAACGCGTGGCGCTGATCGACGTATACCGTTACGCTCTGCGCTGCAGGGTTAACCGGGACACACTCGAACGGGCTCGAGCTCGCAAGGCACGCAAGGCCGACCGATTGGCCGCGCTCAGGATTGCACGCGCAGAAAAGCGCTTATTCGGGGGTGATAAGTGACTGCCGCGGATCTGGCGCACAAGATCGCCCCCTCGGTTCCCGTGGCCAAATGCGTGCATTGCAGACACGATCTGATCCATCCGGCCAAGTGTTCATTTTGTGGCCAGTGGCACCATGAGACAACGATCACGCTCCTCCTGCAGGGACGCGTGCGTCTCAAATCGACCTTTGATGAGAGTCTGCGCGATTGGCAGGATATCGCGCAAGGGTATCAAGAGGGCGCAAGCCAATAGACCAAGCCTTCTTCTCCCCAGCTCGAGCGCTCACTACGGTGGGCGCTTTTGCTTTTGGGCTCGATCTTATTAACCCTATGTCAACCCTATGATCTTATGCACCAGGCGCCCCAGGCATGCCCGATCTTGTAAGCCAGGCGCCAGGCTCGGCCGCGCGCTCCCATAAGAACGGCCGCAAGCTCGAGCCCGATCTTACGATTGCCGGCCGAACGGCTGCGCCATAAGAATTCGACCCGGATCTTGTAACGCCCGCCGGCCCGGGCAAAATCGCACAAGATGCCACCGCATCGGAATTGCCCATTTTACCGAACCAGGATCACAAGATCACCGATCTTAATCGCCCGTTCCGTCAAAAACTTGTAAGAATCCGGCCACCGTTTGCGATTAGGCGCGAGCAAGATCGCCGGACGTCCGCAGACGTCGGCCGACGTCATAAGATCCACCGCGCCGATCTTGTACCGAGCTGACCAGGCACAGGCCGCGCGCGTTCTTAAGATCCGCTTGCCAGGTGGACAAGATCGCGCCCATATTACCCGCATGAATAGCGCCCTGCAGGCCGCGCCGATAATGCCTTACAGGCCCTTTACCAGCGAATCCGCACGCATCGCAGGCGCAAAAGGCGCAGCACGCCAAAAGGAACTACGCGACCTTGCAAAGGCGCATAAGCTCGTTTCTGAACCTGCCCGACCGGGATTGTCCACGCACGCCGCTGTAACTCAATACCGCCGCACGCAAAGGCGAATGCTACTTCAAGCATGCAACACCCAGAGCAGCTCAGAGGCGCTTGAATGGGTTCGTGCAGCGTCGATGGTATTCGAGATGGAATGCGTGCTTACAGGGCGAAAGGCAACGATTGGCAAGGCAGGCAAACCCCCGGGCAAGCTCGCTGCAGACAGCGAGTTGCCGATGCCTCTCGAGATGCCACCATCGGATCTTCCACCGCTCGACCCTTCCACGCTTCCACCCAAAGGTTACGACCCAGACGCCCAGGCCCAGGCGCCATAAGAATGCCCTCGTCTGGCGCCCGCTCCCATTAAGATCGAGTCGAAGGAATCTCTTTCCCGTTCCGACCGTGCCCACCCCACCCGCCCGCCGACCCGCCGCGCACGAGCCAGGGGGGTGTCAGACTCACTCCGTACCCGTATTGGATTTTTTCAGGTCCGGTCCGGTTTTGGTTTGGAGTGAGCTCCCGGGGGTTCTTGGGGCCCGAGACTGTCACACGGGTCGTTCCGATCTTATACGAGTGACGTCCCGACAGAATGGGTGCGACTTGGGAGCACTCGCAGGGAGTTGGGCCGGTACAGACTGCAGAAAGAAAAAGGACAAAAAGAAAGCAGCGGGTGAGTTCGAATGCAACGGGAGTGAAGTGACTGAGTCCCCTTCGGCCAGAGGCAAATGTAATTCAGTACATGCGCAGAAAAATAAAAACGTGTCAAGCGGAATCGAGTTTTTTCGGTGTAAGTCGTTGACTATCAACGAAAGATAAATGTCATGTATTACCTCAGTAGTAGTGTAACCACCAAACACGCCAGTTAGAAGGTTACATGTGTAACACGTTGTGAATTACGGTTTTACAGAAGTGTCCATTTTTAAAATACTACCTCGGTAGTAGTGGTGAAATCTTATACAAGATCGAACTCGGTCGGCACTTGCGCCTTGAGTTCGGCCAATGGGGTGCACTCTTGAAACCGGAGGGTGTAGGACGAGTCGTTGTTGGAGTTGATGAAAGTTTTGAGGTTGGAATGGTCGAGAAGGGTGTGGCCCCATGCCCAGCGATGGACCTCGGCAGTGTCGCTCGGCACCAGGTAAACGCCGAAAATGTAGATGGTGCCCGGATCCAGTTCATGGCGGGGAACACGCAGATGGGTGCCCTCCCTGGAATTAACCAGCGCTTCAAGGCTCTTGGTGACCGTCTTGCTCTTGACGTTCACACGGGTGATGCCATGGGCCAGCAACGGCAGCAGGAAATCTTTGCCCCCATCGCCGTACTCGAAGACGGTGTCGTTCACCGGCAAATCGAATTCGTGCGCGAAAGCGATCTCCGTCAGCAGGCCGCGATAGAAGCTGACCTCCATCGGTACGTTGGTGGAGAAATGATTGATGGTCCCCGCCCCGCGCTGGCGGCGATAATCGCAGATGCGCTGGGCCATACGGCGCGCGAGAGCACGATCAGCGTCGGTGGTCATATGACAGAAGGCGCTGGCAAGTCTTCAATCGGACCCCAGGAGAACGTCGCTTCAATCTCCATCAGCTCGAGGATGATCTGCGGCGGGGACATGCCTTTGAGAAACGCGAGCCTGGGATCGAAGATGACCGCCTCCCATTTGCCGCTCCGGAAGACCCAGCGGCAATGCGCATGCCAGCCTTCGGCAGTCACATGCAGGAGACGGGTCTTCAAGGTTTGGTGGGTGACAGCTTAACATCAATTGTCGTGGATGATTCGTTAAGTGGTTTTCGAACTTCCAGCCATAACCACTCCGCAAGGTTTGTCAGGTCATCCGATGTGAAAGAGCCGGTGAGCTTCAAGCGTTGATTGGCTCGATCGTATTCAATCCAGCGGAATGAATCGCTGATGTAAGGTTGGTTCATAAATCCATGTAGGCTTTGACGAATTCCGCCGCTACCTGCGGATTGATCGCGTTGCCATATCCGCGCAGGCTTGCCACTCTGCCGGATACCCTTGCAGCCAGCGGGAAAAATGCGGGTTCAACAGGTATCCTTCGGTACTTCCCATCACGGCACCAGTGCCATCGGGACTCACTCCAGAAGTTAAGTGCGTGACTTCCTTCTCCAGATCCTTCCCCCGTGGATGCTGGAACCACTGCGCCACTGCTTCCTCCGTTGCTGATGCCGACCGGTAATCCCGTTCCTTCGGCGAGGCCCAACCGGCCAGTTTGTTCGCCTGCGGCACCAGGCCATGCTGGCTCCTGGCGGATTGCCGATAGTCCCTCGCGTTGGGTGTCTCCCACCCAGCCGTTTGCGCTGCCGTCTGCAGGTTCACACCATTGGGGTTGTGCGCGCCTGGGCCCTTCGAAGCACCGCTGTGTGGCGTCGGCCAGCCCGCTGCATGCGCTGCCCCGTCCAGTGTCAGATATTTCTTGCCAGTATGGTCCGTCTGCCATTGACCTGCTTCGTTCGATCGAGGCGTGGGCCACCCAGTAGAGCCGTTGCCGGATATTCGGCGCACCAGCGCCCGCAGAGCAAATATCGCCGGCCCCGACGACATAACCCACTGCTTCCAGCGAAGCTCGTACTCCGACGAGCCACTCCCGGCCAAGCGCGCTCGAAACCTGCTCTCCAAAGATTGTTGGAACTCCATAGAGCGATTGTCCTTCGCAAATGATTCGGCAGAATCGAGGCCAGAGATGGCGCTCGTCACTGGCAGCACGGTACTTTCCGGCGCAGCTGAAGGGTTGGCAGGGTGGACTTCCAGTCCACACTCGTCGGGACTCGGGCCATCCGGCCAGGTGCAGAGCCAATGGCCATCCACCGATTCCCGCAAAGAAGTGGCACTGGGTATATCCCCGAAGGTCAGTTGGTTCGACATGTTTGATGGATCGTTTGTCAATGTCACCCAGCGGGATCAGCCCCTCGCCCATGAGACGCAAGAGCCACTCCGCGGCGACTGGATTATTTTCGTTGTAATAGTTCAGATGGAATCGTTGTACCGCGCTTCCCACTCATCGGCCTCAGTGACCGCATGCGCCAGTGCATCGATGTCGGGCTCGCCTGTGCCGCACAAAATTCCCAACCGCTCCGTGATGAGGTAACGCTTTTCTTTTTGGATCTCCACTTCACTGAGCGCAGTTTTGAGCGTCCAGTTTGTGTGACAGGCCAACAGTGGCGGATTGAGTTCAGTTGCGTCCATGTTCTGCCACCCAGCACTTGGTCTTGTTGGTGCAGCGCAATTTGTACTGCGTGATCGGGAAGGGAGTTTCGAAAAACGGCAGCGGAGAACACAGCACCGAATTGCGAATGTGATTGAACACTTCGACCCGCTTGGTCATGTCGAGCAGCCAGTTGCCTTTTGCGAATTTTATTCCGGCAATTTCCATACCAAATGTTTTTCCATCGACTCGAGCACGGGCCTGGTGCCGCCCATTTCCAGAAATTTTCGCATGTCCTTGGCCGGTAACACCATGCTCGCCACCGGGATCTGCAGCTCCTGAGCCAACCGCTTCGCGCCCTCGATGCCTGGGCTCTGTTGATCCTCGTACTTCGGAACGTCAGGCTCACCCACGACGATGGCGCGCTCGATGCCCAGTCGATTGATTGTGACCTGTGTGTGCGCGATGGCGCCCCTGCAGTTTGGCCGGCCCAAACCGAATACCCCAAGCGTCAGACACGCTGCAGTGTCGGTCGGACCCTCCACAATGTAAGCGGTTTTTTGTGCAGGCACTTGCGGAACGAACACACCATCTCGTCCACCTCGCACTGCAATTTTTTCTCCCTGAGTGGTGCGCAATCGGATGCCGACAATTACTCCGTTCCCGTTTCTCATTGGGAATGCCCAACTACCACCACCCTGCCATTTCATGTAGCGTCTCAGATCTCTTCCGGTCGCCCAACCGCAACCGATTTTCCATAGTGACACCACTGAGACTTTTAAAAGTAAGGCCAACTGCTCGACCCATTCTGGTGCGGTTTGAGCAAGGAATCCCAACATGATGGTGCCGCAATCAATCGACGGTTCCGGTGGTGGCGCTTTGGGAATTTTCCTCGGCGCTTCGGTGAGTGCATGCCAGTAGCCACCATTCTTCATTGGCGTGGCGCTGGTGTTGCGCATGCAGCACCAACCAGGTCCACCGTAGAGGCCTGCGTTGAAGCAGCACCAGTCAGCTTTGCCGCAGCTGCCGCACTTGAAGTCGTGCCGCGCGCGAATCCATGGATGTTTTTCTAAGGCCATGCGGTGCACTGCAGTTTCATTTTCTGTTTCGGCAGGAGAATCAATTTGGCGGTCACTTTTACCTTCACGCCCAGTGTTCTGGCGCAGTCCTGAGCGATGTTCTGGACCATGCCTTCCATGCTGCGAACGTCCAGGCGACCACCGACGTACTCGCGGATGTAAATTTCCAAATATTCCACCTCGAGGATAACTCGTTTTGGTCGGTATTTGATTTTGAGCACGCTGCCTGGTTGCGGGTTCTTGGTGACCGGACAGCACGAAGGAATGTCCAACTCATGGATCTCAATCATACCAGCGCACCGTTGTTCATTGGGTTGGGTTTTCATACCACCAGTCGAAAAGTGAATCCTGAATGAGGCACGGTGCCTTCAAAATATCCTGCACCTGCGCGCAGTAAGTGAGCGCTGCTCGTGGGTCGTGCGCATCGCCGTTCTTTCGGCCAGCAAAGCTCCACGCCATCGAGTCGGAAGAATGCAGCAGGTCGCGCACACTGCCGTTCTGTAACGCGGTGATCTTCAAACCAAACCCGTGCAGGCGCAGGTCTGGCCGAAGCGCCTTAATTGACCGCAGCACATGTTCAATTGCATCTGGGTTGGCGTTACGCTTGCAGACGCTGCCCACTCCCACCCACTGCCCAGGCTTAAGCAATTCTCCGTAGTCCTCGACATGCTGAATGTAATCGGTCGGCGAGTAACCCTGCAGCACTGGCAGCACCGGAACTCCGACCAGGGCAATCAATTGCCGGTACCGTTCTATGGTCAAACGCTGGTGGTCCTCGATGGACAGGCCTGTCCTCTCGAGAATGAAGTCCTCGCACATGTAATCCTGCGCCACGGCTGCTTGCAGCTCGCCCGTGTTCGCCCACCGAATAATGTGCTTGGCATAATCCTCGACTGGCGTGCGCCATTTCCCGTGTGTGGAGATCTCGGTGAACGCTCCACTGTCCATTATCCATTCGTTGATGTAGAACTCGCCCTTGCGGTTTCGAATTCGGTTGATGGAAATCATCGAGCGTTTGAACGGCCAAGCATGGGACGGGTTGTCTAGGCCGATGAAGAAGTTCACGCATTCACCAACTTCCATTTGTTTTGCGCGAGTCGGTCGAGCGTTGCCTTCACTTGTGCGTGCGTCCAGCCAGTTGGATCAAACCCAAATCGTTTCAACGTCTCCACTTGCTTCGCGCTCGCAGGATGCTTTTTGTAATACGAGGTGATGATGGCCTGACCCTGCTTGTAACCAAATCTCTCCGGGTCGCACCCAGCGAGGCGCAAAACGCGTGACTGTTTTTCGCTGAAGAACCGGCCATCTTTGGAGCGGCGTTTATGCAGTGGAATCCGTTCGTGATCGTTGGAAAACGGATTCACTTCGGTGAGGTGAAATTCTGACCTCGCCAGCAGATGCGACTTGCGCGACTCCTCGAGCTTGCGCGCTTTCTCCATGGCCAATTGGCGTTGCCGCTCAATTTCCTCTTCGGCATTGGACATGGTCACCATGATTTTAACCGGCGCTTCCTTCTCCATGGCGACTTTCACCGCTTTCTCTTTTGCAGCCTCGGTCACATGACCACCCAAAATATCGGCCACGGTGATGAGCTTGTGCTTGCCACTGTTGCCGACGAAATCAAGGATGCGGCAGAAGGGTTTGGCGCTCTGGGCAATCAGCAGTCGGCGCACATCTGCCTCAGGAATGTCGTCCACCACTCCTGGCAGCGTGCGCGTGGAACGGCCGACCATCTGGGCATAGAGCGATCGGCTCTTGGTGGGGCGTGCCATCACGATGAGCTCCACCCATGGATTGTCGTATCCCTCGGTGAGCACCATGGCGTTGACGCAAACTGAAATCTCGCCGGTTTTAAACTGGGTCAAAATTTCCTGTCGTCTTTCCTTCGCAGTTTTTCCGCAGACCCACTCCACACCGTCCATGGCGCGGCCAAAGATATTGGCGCACATCTCCGCGTGGGCCACGCTAACCGTGAACACGATGGTGCGTCGTGGCTTTCGGCCCAGTGCCTTGAAAAAACTTTTCCACTCCGGAACGGGGACCTCGTCCAGCGTCTTGGGTTTAAGCGCGAACATCGCTTCCAGGCTGGACTGGCAAATTCGTTGCGTGGTCGACTCGATCATCATGACCTTTTCCAGATCGCCCTCGTTCAGATCGCCGCAGGTCGTTTTGATGTGGGAATAATCCAGCGAACCGACCTTCACAAATTGCTGGGTGATGTCGACCAGGTAGCCATCACGGATCGCGTCCAGAATGCCATATTTGTAGGCGACGGATTTGAACACCTGCCCGAGTGATTCTTCGTCGGCCCGATCGCTGGTCGCGGTTACGCCCAGCAACCGGCAGTTGGGATTTTGCAGATACCAGTTAATGGTTTCCCGCCAGGTGGCTGCAGTGGAGTGGTGACATTCGTCGGCAATGATCGTCTCGAAATGATCTGGGTTGAAGCGTTTGTAGCGCCGGTTGTCCTTAGGCCCGCTGCACTGCGATTGAATCGAGGACACCACGACTGGTGCCCTCCAGATGCCGTGCGTATTGGCGTACTGGTCGGCCTGCTCCACCTCCACATTGCACTGACAAATCTCCATGAGCTTCTCTCGCGCCTGAGAGAGTAGTTCACTGCGATGTGCCAGGATCATGGCACGTTTCGGCAGGCGCGATTTTACAACGCGACCGAACACCACGGTTTTTCCGGTGCCGGTGGCCTGCTCAATGAGTGTGGATTGGACCTCGCGAAATTGCTGGTTGATCGCGTCAACTGCCTCCGTCTGATAATACCGATCTTCAAACATGGTTCTTCTCGTTCTTCTGCCGGTCGGCGATTGCTGCCAACCGGATGTTCCTGATCTCCTGTGGGGTGTTGTGCTCCCATTGGAATTTGGAGATGAGCCCCTTGTTGCGGCAGTAACCGCACCCGTGCGGTTGCATGCTCGGGAATCCCATGCACTGACTGCAGACTGTGTACGGTTTGGCTTCACTAATCGAAGTGTAGAGCGCGTTGATATCAACGATGATTCCGTTGCCCATGCGCGCAAACATTGGGTCTTCTTTTTTGATCGCTTCACTCAGATGGGTTTTGATTCGAGTGATGCTGGTCATTAGATCCTGCACCTCCTGCTTGCGGTGCCAGAATGGGAGCGCCTCATCGGGAATGATCTCGCCGATCTCATCGTAGAAAAGTTTCTTCAGGACGCGAACCGGGGCCGGCGTGGTAGCGGTAACGGTTTCCGCAGCTTCAGTGATGCCGTTTGCAGTGATATCACCGTTCCGCGATGCCTCTTCCAGCACTTCCTCGCGCTGCTCTTCCGGAACATTGGCGACCGCGGCAGCTTGAGCAGCGTTGGTGATGAGCTTCGCGAATTCCTTGGGCAAACTGGTCTTCACCTCGTGTGCTTTGATAAGCTGATTCATCCGCCTGGAGGTGATGTCCCAGCGTTGTTCACAGTACTCTTCAAACGATTCGTAGTGCTTGCGCCAGAGTTTCAACTCGCGGATTTTGGAGAAGGAAAACAGGCAGTCCCAGAAGCCACTCAGGTTAGCTTCAATCTTCTCTTCACAGTCGGTTAGTTCGAACTCCTCCCCATCGCTTAATGGCTTCAGGATTTTTAGGCTCATGGACAGTTTTCAGTGGACACAAAACCGGGAAAATATTTTCCCCAAAATCTTGCAAGTGGTTGTGGTTTCAATTTTCTCATTTCTGACAATTTTAGAAGTTCTAATGGTGAGTTATCGTATAAGGATAACCGATTTGCAGGACGCACACCACCGTCCAAAAGGCATCGACGGGGATTGTCGACACACGGCAATGTGCATCCAGCGAATCGGTTGTTTTGAGCCAGCGACTTTGGAATCGCATCCGATGATTAGCCCACAGTCTGTCCCCACTTTCAAGAAGTACTTGCTAACAAGTTATTCACAGTGGTAAAACGGTGCAGGTTAATGGTGGTATTCATAAGGTTGCCCCGGGTTCTGAGCCCGGGGTTTCTTTCCTCGGGCCGAATGTGGACGGTTATCTTTCTTTGACCCCGTCCGCTAAACCTTGCCCGAGGATTTTTTCTTTACAGGATTTGCAAATCCTGCTAACGGATATCCATGGCTCATGTTGCAGGACGCTTACAACCAGGCCATGGCTGCGTGACTACTCCACCGGGGTCGGCATAAGCTCCACGCGTTTTTTCACCGATTGTTCAATCTCATCAGTGGTGGATCCCAGGACGAGGAGCGCCCGACCTTCCTCGTCCATTTTCTTTTGGTCGCCCGACTGAAATGCCTTGAAGAATTCGTTGTAGTGATGCCCACGCACGACTGAGAGTGCGTGGCGCATGACGTCGAGGGCGGGGACACCATTGCGCTGTGCGGCATCGGTGATTTGCTTGCTCATCTCGGCGATGCTGCCCTCTGACGGTGTCTGGCCGCGCAGGAACGAGCGAAGACGATTGGGCTCTGTCGCCAGTTCGAACACGCTTTCGTATGCCTGCTGCGCCTTATACTTGGTCATGCCCTTGCGGGCCGGCACGGAGAGCGCCAATTGATTTCCCATGAACGAAAACGGCAGCGCCTGCTTCCCGATCGCCTGAGCGCGCTTCGGCAAACTCTCGATGAACGACTCATGGTCCTGTTTCCACGGCGCTTTGAAGTCGCCTTCGGTACCGGCGATCTGCTCGAACACCATTGCCGCTGGTCGGCTGGCCTTGGACAGGATTTGTTTGTCGAAGTCGGTAAACCAATTAATGATTTCCGCCGGTCGCTTGCCCAGGTTGACGTAGTGCCGAGTCGGATCCTTCTTATCAGTCCACGGCAAATGACGTATGACGGGTGTCACATCGACACGACCCTTCTGGTTCAGCTCGTTGTCCCAGATGAATGGTTTGTCGCCCTTCTTATCGTCACCCAGTAATTTGTAGATGGCGTATTGCGCGGCGACAGTTGCCATGGCGAGCGCTGCCAACTCCGCACCCCAAAATCGCAAGCGTCGGGCATTGCCACCGAGTCCCTCTTTCTGTGTGGGGAAAGTTTCCCGACCTGCAATCCGAGGTGCCTGCTCGCGAACGGTCGAGGCCACATCAGACAATCCCGGCACACTGCGGAGCGTGGAAATCGTCCAGTCCGGTGCCAGGAAAAATCGGCTGAATATTTTTCGCGTGCCTGGGCTCATCCAGAATTTGGTCTGCCATTCCTGACCGCCATACGCATCGTTGAGAAGTGAGGCAATGCGTTCCTTCACTTGCTTGACATCGGTGCCTGGTGGCGCGCTCTGCAGCGCCTTCGACACGAGGTCGTGGTAGGTGACAATCTTGAAAGCGTCGTGGGTGTTTTTCCAGAGTCCTTCCTGCCGCCATTGCTGGATGTCGCGCGCGAGTCGTGATGTCTTTCCCAGTACTGGTGTGTCGCGCAACTTTGCCGCCAACCGATCGAGGAATGTGCGGGCTGCGTGCTGGTACGCTTCACTGTCGTTGAATCCGAACTTGAGCCCGTGCAGAGCCGCGTCATAAACAATCTCCCGCATCTGCAGCATTTCCTTGCCGAGGCCTCGAGTGGATTGGAACAGCTCCAGTTGGCCGGTGATCGGATTGCGTTCCATGATTCGAATCAGCCCACGCAATGGATTGAGTGGCGTGGCCATCGAACCGACCGCGGCACTGCGCAGAGTGAGATCGTGGAATAGAGAAAACGCAAATGCATTGGCTCGAGTGAACGCGTTGATGGCATCATACGCTTTGCCGATGTCGCCTGAGATTGGCGTTTCCAGAATTTGACGCGCTGCATGCCAGACGTCGGGATGGATGGCCGCGCCACCTTTCCACAGCATGAGTCCACCAGGTGTCTGCCGTGCATACACGCGCTGAATGAGAGGATTGTTGGTGATCACCCAACCTGCAGGAGCCTGACTGGCGGGCACGACCACCGGTTCCCCGGATGCAGTCGTTATGTTCTTCAGATCGGCAACGAACTTTCGGTTGGTGGCTACTCGCCAATTGACTCGAGCATTCAACTCGTAGGTGACCGTGGGATCCTGGGTGATCGGAGTGAGCCCCATTTCCACCGCCTCTTTCAAGGTCGGCAACTTACGCTGCTTGGCGTGCGGCGAGTCCTTCAAAAACCTGCTGGCCACCGCGCTTCTTTTGGCCGAGCTGTCGACGTAGAAATGGCCGAGGTAATCCTCGATGTAACTCAGGTATTCACCCTCTTCGGTGTCCTTGAGATATTTGTTCTGTTCCTGCCGCTGCAGTTCCTGGCCGAGCCGATAGTCCTTGGCCAACCGCTCCATCTTCGGAGTCATCCGGTTGCGGACACGGTCGATGGTGTCGCCTGGTTTCTCGAGGTTGCCGATACCCTCAACAAATGCGCCGACGTCATTGCGTTGATTCTTATCCGGAACGCGCTTGCGCCATTCCTCGGCATCGATGCGTGCCCCTTCCACTTCCGCCACTTCGGTTCTGACTGATCCTTTCACCCGATCTTCTGCCGCGACGGCTGCGTCACGTTCACGAACCGGCGGTGGAAACTTCGGCGGTACCGGTACCGCTCCAGGCATTGCGGTGCCTGGCTGTGGCGCGGTACCGGTGATGCCTGCTAACGCCGCAGGCAAAGTTGGCGAAGGAGGTTTGGGAACCACGTTCCCCGCGACGATGCCCTGAACTATCTCCTCAGTGTTACGATCGCGAGTCAGTGAATCTTCAAACCCCTTCGTAAATTTCGGTGCCATGGTGGCCGCACGATTCCGGTCGTGCGCATACAGCGCGAAGTAATCCGCAATGAGTTCGGTGGCGCGCTTGCGATACTGGATGTGGCCAGGACTGCCGACCATAGGACCACGCATCAAAACGCTGATTGGGGTCAGTTCGGTGTGCAGTTCCTTGCCCAATCGTGCCAGGTCCTGTGGACTGGTCGTAGGATAGGTTTGCGCTAACCGTTCCGCGAGACTGCGCTGGCTTTCACCATAGTTTTGAACCGGCCAGAGCCTGCCATCCAGAGCGTGACCGATTTCGTGCGACACCGTCATTTGATTACGGACATCGCCGACTTCGATGAGGTCTTTCTGGAGCGTGCGAACAAACTGGCCCAGGACGCCTGGGCGTAGCGTGGCTCGAGAACGCACGAGCGAGCCCAACTGGCGACTGGCTTCCATCAGCTCGGCCGGAAAATTCGGTCCACGGTCAGGCACACCTGCAGGCAGACCGTGAGTGGGGCCACCGCGAGCTTGTTGCCCCTCCTCCTGATTGGCCATCACCTGCTCTTCCGGTTCCTCCGCAATTGGACCGAGGTCTTTGCCTTTAATGTTCTTCTCAATCCACGCGGCGAGGCCTGGCTTCTGGGTCCAAACGTGCTCTCGGGCGTCCGACCAGTCGTCCAGATTGAACCCACCGAAATCGGTAAGGCCCAAACCCTTAAGCTTGTCCAGGGCGAACGCTTCTTTGAAATCAGCATCCATGTAATCCGTACTGCTGAGTCCACGCCCTGTTTGTTTGTTCATTGCAGCTTCAGCTATCTTTTGAAGCTGCAACTGGTGGAATATTTCCGGATGAGCGTAGCGGACGTATGCCGCGAGTTTTCGCTGATCCAGCGTGAGGGGTGTCGGTCGTTTTGCTCCGGAAGTAACGTCCCTAATAAAATTCAAAATGCCCTTCTGCGCATTGGGCCAATTGGCCGAGTGTCCCTTCAACTGGATGCCAGTGACAGCTTTGTACAGCTTCTGGAACTCTGGATCTCCTACTGCATCGCGCACCGACTCGGCCAGGTAATCCGAGTTGGGATGCCACGCCCGACGAAACTCCTCTTCGTAGTCGCCAATCTCTTCGGCACCTTGTTTGCGTAACGCGGGCTCATCGATAGGAACAACAGGCGAGCGTTTTGGTGCTTCTGGTTTTGGCTGGACCTGAATGGGAGGAGACAATTTCTTCGTTAACGACTGTTTCAGATCGGGATCTGGTGTGCCCCCAGTGAGTGCGTCGATGATTGTCTTAAGTTCCGCATCACTGAGTTGTGGTGTGACGGTTTTGGGTTTTACCGGGGCCGGCGCTGCAGGTTTGGGTTCGGGTTTGAGCTCGCCTGCTTCTCCTTGACCTGTCTCAGCAGTCTCTTCAGCTTTCTCAATCCACCCGGGACCGTGCCATTTTTTTACCAGCGCCTGTTTAAGCTCCG